CAGCGTTGTAGATCAGCTTGTCGCCGCACCAGATGCGCCTTACGCCTGCTACCTCTCCCTGACAGAGCATGAGCGCGAAGGTGGCGAAATAGGTGTAGGTCTTGGTGGTCGTTCCGCCACCGCCGCCCTTCCCGCCGCTCTTTTTCTTCTTGACGACTTCCTTGAGCTTGTTGTGCTCAAGCCAAACGATCTGGCTCCCTTCTAGTGCGACAGTGCCATACATACGCGGAATGTCTCCGCCATACTCACTTCCTTGCCAGACTCTAGTGGACAGCTTCCCTTGCTCAATAACAGTCTTCTGACGATTCGATAGGCCGAGCAGAAGCGCTCCGACAATGCCAACCCCAGCAACGGCAGCAACTGTCGTCATTGCTCAACTCCAGAGAATCGATAGGCCCGTACAACTCGTGCCCGCCAAAGTTCATCAATGCGGTGGTGGCAAACCTTGCCGTGCATCTCGCTGGCGTGAATGACGCAGGGGTAGCCCGCCTCATCGCCGGCATGGATGGCGATGTGCTGCGGCTGCTTGGTCATTCGCATGATCAGAATGTCGCCCTTGCCGGCCTGATCGACTGGAATCGGACTCAGGCATGGCTGCGCATCAAGCTGACGCTCCAGCTCGCCGCCAAACGGCGTGCGCGGGTAGCCCGTGGCGTCCTGGTGCTCGATCTGCAGCTGCTGGCAGATGAAGACGTACAGGCCGGCGCAGTCGAACCCCAGGCCAAGGACTCTCCCTTGATGCTTGAATGCCGTGCCTTCTGCGAGAAGGGCGGCATTCACGATGTCATCTCGAGTCATGCGCCCCTCCCGATCGAACCGGACTGGGAGGCGGTTGGCATATCAGGCTGTCCGCCGAAGTTCTTTCCGTTATTGAACTTTGCTACGCAATCCTCTGTGCGGCGTTTTCGGCAGCCAGGGATCATCACGTACTGATCGGTCAGCGCGATTGCATGCGGGAATGGTTCGTGCGTAGTGATTACGCCAGTTGAGGTCGACTGCTTTATTTGAATTGGTTTCAAGCCAGCATTGGCGCCAGTGGTAAACATGACCTGGCCAGCGGTGAACCAATCATCGGCCTCAGTACGGGAGGTATCGGTGAATGTGTATTGGTTGGTGACACCAGTTACCGCACCGGAAACCTTATAGGTATTAATATTCGGCCCATCAGGTGCGGAGGCTGGGCCTGTACAGCGACTGCGAGTCGAGGCAATGATCCGGCCATCAATAGTTCGGTCGAACAGCGTGTAGGGGCATTGCGGGGTATAGGATGATCCGACCGTCTGATTCAGAGCATCGACGATTCCCATCATTTCAGTTGTATAGGATTCATCGTTGAGCTCGGTCTTCCCGAGAATCATCAAACCGAGAGGCTCTTCATCCTCAACTGGAGTCTTCCAGGAAGTGGCGAAGACATAGCATCTAGCGTTGTCGAAAACTCCAGTAACCAATTGCTCACGGCTGATTCCGTGATTCATGATTCCAGTTAGGTCAACACTAGACGGCGACATAGTGTCAGTTGCGTCGAGGCCGCTGAACTCATAGCCAGCCTCTGACGGATAGACTTCTCCATTGCTCATTGTCAGATCTGTCGGATAGGCAGCAAGACGAACAACGGTTCCGTTCTCAGCTTCGATGCGGGCGCAGTAAACCCTCGTCTTCCAGTCTGCGACGTGAGATTTCATAGAGCCTCAAAATGAAAAACCCGGCGCCAGGCCGGGTTGCTTAGGGGTTCAGTAGCTCGACAAGTGTCAATCCTGACGCTTGCCCAACATCAGCGCTAAGCGCCTGAACATTGAAGTTCGAATCGAATGCAACAGGGATGTCGAACTCACAGCCGCCGGTAACGATGTCCGTTCCGGTATTGAGTGGGCGGGTTTGAACAGTGCCGCCGCTGGTGTAGTCACTGAAGGAGCTGGAGTTGATGGCCACGGTGATCGAGGTTCCAGAGCGCGCAGTGATGACGCCACGGCGGCCGTTTATCTGCGTCATCCCGACCACGCCGGAGATCACCACGGATTCACCGATGGCGAAGGTGTTAGTCACGGTGATGACCGTACTTGCGCCCTTCGTAATGCCCGTGATGGTGCCGGTCTTGTTCGCCGCCAACGTCACTCGTCCAGTGGTGTAGTCGATGGTGGTTCCGTTGGGATATGCCAGGCCAGCAACGGCAATGACGGCCTTCCCCTGCACAGGCTTGAAGATTGTCCGGCGAGGCCGGCCAATGCTTGCCAAACCAGGCTTGTCCCTTCCGTATTCCTTAACCAGCTGATACACGCCAGAGCTAACTACATCGAGCACACAATCCAGTGAGGTATAAGATGACTGACCATCATTCGCGGTTGTGAAATCTGCCCAAGCCTTCACGCGGAATCCAGCGAATCCACCCCAAGTGCGGTAATACAGGCTCGCAACCTCTTCGGACAGTTCCTTGCTGTATTTCACGAACTCTATATCAAACGTGCGGTATGGCTTTCCGTTCTTCAGGGAAACGAACCTAGATCCTCCTGCAGTCGTGATGACACTGGTGAAGAAACTGTCCTCAGCCTCTGCACCAATTCTGAAGCACGTATCTAGACGTTCTTCAATAAACTCGCCCATTATTCATACCTCTGAGCAGCATCGACGGCCTGGGCGATGCGGCGAGCAGTACGAGCACTACTATTCTTGCTTCCCTTGCCACCGCTCGTGTAGTCGTTGTAGTTCACTACCGTGCTTCTGTTATTGCTATTGCTTTGGTTGTTCTGAATTTGGCTCAGAGTTTTATCAAGTTTGGCGCTAGTCTCTGCTGTTGTTACACGCTCACCCTTTTGAAGTAGCCATGTGCCTGTTTCTGGAATGGAATCCATACCGTCGTGCGCCATGCCAAGTAGCGCATAAGACTGAGCTGCAATGTTCGTTGCGCTTATTCCCGCTATCGCAGGAGCAGCGTTAGCCCCAAAAGATGCCAGCGACGCCATAGCTGCTGCAGGAGCATATGCCGATGCGATGGCCGGTCCAGCCACTGCCGCCTCAGCAACAGCAGAAGTTGCACTTGTTTGACCTACAGCTAGTTGTACTGCCTGCAGCACAAGCCACTGCGCAGCTAATTGAGCGAGGGCCTGGATGATAGATTGCCCTATGGTTGCAGCGATGTTGCCGAGCGCATCATTCAGGCTCTCAGCTCCAGTAATTACGTCGTAGATGCCATCGCTAATTCCCTTCACCGACCCGTTAAGGATGGTATTTGCTGCATCGGCTGCCTGCTGGTAGTAGTTGCTGGCATTGTCTACATAGTTTTGTAGTGAGGCCTCAACACCTTTCCCCCAATCCTGCTGAGCCTCATCCATTTGCGCATAGCCATCCTTTTGGATTTTTATGCGCTCATCCATCGCAGCCTTGACGGCTTCAGTTTCTTTCTTGTAGAGATCAGGGCTCAGCTGACCCGCATTGAATTGCTTAGTCAACTGACTCTGTTGGCGAAGATAGCTTTCCTGAATCGACTGGACCTCTTGAAGACGTCTAGCCTCCTTGTCGCCAAGGCCGAAACTAGAGATGTTCTGCTGTTGCGATCTGCGCGCCTGGTCGATTTGGTCATTTAGCGTTGATTGGAATGCGCTTAGCTTTCTGGCGTCATCCAGCGTTTGCTTTCTTAGCGCTACCTCTTTCTCCAACGCGGCGTTTCGCTTGAGCTGAGCAGTAATTAGATCAGAGCTCGCAAGCAAAGCCTTTTGATCTGTAGTGAGAGTCTTTTTTTCCTTGATCTGCGCTAGTTCGGCCTCCCATTTCGCCAATGCTTGCGCTTGTGTCCCTAGCTTCTGCGCTGTCTTGTCCTGATTATCCAGCGCCAGATTCTGAGCCTCGATTGCCGAATATTGCTGGCGCAGGGTGTCCAGCATCTTGATCCCGGCATCTTCGCGATATGTCTTCGCCTTCGGCGTTTTCGGATCTTTGATCCTCTGGTTTATTCCAGCGACAAGCTTGTCGAAAGATCCGCCTGAAACGGTGTCCCCTTCTACGTTAACTCCCTTCAGCCAGTCAGGAAGCTCATTGAGTTTTCCTTCAGAAATCAGGCGTTCTGCGGCCTTGTATCCAGTTAGATACTCCTTCGTCAGATCCTTGATTGCCTTAGCGCGCTTTGCTGCAGGGTTTGTGCTGTCGAGCTGATTGTCTACCGATTCTGAAACGCGAATGTAGTCCTGAGATGCTTTGGTCAACTCAGCCTGAGATTGAGCGTTCAGTTCAGTCTGCTTACCTGCATCCTGTAGCGCCTTCTTCTCCCCTTCCAGCTTTTGCAGAACCTCATCTCTTGAGCCGCCACCGGCATAGGTGAAAGCCGAAAGAACCGGGTGCGCATTGATGTAGTCGATCTGGCGCTGGATGATTTCCGCCTGGCGAGCCGCATCAGGAAAGATTTCTGCCTTAACCTCAGCATAGGCGCGGCTTATCGCCGACTTGATGTCATCCCAATCGCGCTCAACCTCAGTCAGAGAACTGCGATAGGTCTTCAGCCGTTCCAGGGCGTTGTTGTTCAGATCTTCGCTGAGTTGATCCAGGGCGCGCTGGCTGTCGCCCTGCTCATCAATCGACTTGATGACTTCATACTGCTCTGCAGTGATCAATCCATATTGCTGACTGATCTTCTGAGCCGCCTCAGTGGCATTGTCGCCAAGCTGGGTAAATGACTTAGCGACCTCTCCGGCGCTCTTCCCGGAGTACTGAGAAATCGCGGCAGCGGCCTCACCGAAATTCTCCAGCTGAGTGGTGCTAAAATTTCCTGAGGCAGCCAGCGCCTTAAAGGCATCTTCGGCACCGGATAGATTACCAGTGGCCAGACCAGCCTGCTTAGCAAGATTCTGAAGCTGCTCGGCAGAGACGCCTATCGTGCCGTTACCCTGATAAAGAGCCTGATTGAATTCCTGCTGAGTCTTGTAGGCGTCGTAATAGGCATAAACAACTGCCCCAATAGCAGCCGTTAACGCTGTAGCTCCGACTATTGCCCCAGCAGACCATGACGTTCCGCCGACAGAACTCTTAACTCCGTCAAGTCCCTCCTTGATGTTCTTGGCTTGCTCTACGTTATCGCTCAAAGCCTCATTAAGAGACTTAGAATCCTTGGTAACCTCTTCAATAGCGCGAATACCAAAAAGACTATCAATGCCATTTTCGAGAGCGGCAAGCACATTTCCAATGCCGCCAAACTGGTCCTTAATCTGACCACCCTGCTGAAGCAGTACCAGTAACGGATTTGCGCCGCCGGCGAGCTGAGTTGCAACATCTGTTAGCTGCGCAGGAAGACCTCGAATTGCAGCCTGAGTCTGCTTTGCGGTCTGCCCATATTTATTTAGGGATGCTCCTCCAGCATCTATAGCTATACGGGCATCATTTATGGCCTTGCTGAGGTTTTCGTATTCGGCCTTGTCAATTACCCCAGAACCACTCTTGAAGAGGCGATTCAGCTGCTCCTGCTTTTTCTCAAGACGATCATATGCAGCCAGAGTCGGATCAAATTCCTTGCGCAGACCTTCAAGGGCTTTCTGCTGCCCCTTGATGGTTCGTTCGGCACGATCCATACCGCGCTCAAAGCCACCGGTATTGGCGATGAGATCGACCGTCAAGGTCCCAAGAGAGTCCGTGGCCATGTGATCTCCGATTATTTCACGCGAGCCATAGATAGAATGGCGGCGAACTGTTCAATGGAAGCCTCTTGCGGTTCAGGCTCGCTGTAATCAGGCATGAAGTCCTCAGCCTCCATTTTTCCGCCTTGAACTCGCTGGATAACCCAGCAGACCTTGGCGAGCATCGCCTCGATTCGGCGTGTCGAGTTGATGGGGCCGTTCTGCTTGATGAATGAGGCCCACTGCTGGGCCTCTCGGTAGCTCATTCGCGACTTAGCCTCAGCAACTGTCATCCCTCCGACGCCGGCCAGCACGAGCTCATGCCAGAAGGCATCGGAGGGATCTAGTTTTTTGCCGGTTCAGCCTGGTAACCGTTGGCCGAGTTGATCGCGCCCAGCAGGGCGAAGAACAGGGTGTCGATCATCTTTCCTTCGCCCGTCTCGGGATTGCCCGTGATCTGCTCCTGAGAGGTGAACACCGGCTTGCCGGAACGGTCGACGATGGACGACACGATGCGGGCCACCAGCACGTCGTTGCTCTCCTTCTGGAGCTCGAACTCGCGCATGGCACGATCGTAGGAGGAGAGGCGCACAAAGACGGTAGCCTTGTGCTCCTTTCCGCCCACTACCCAGGTGATTTCCTTCTCGACCGGGGCACCAATAGCGGCGCCGGTCGATTGGATCAGGTCGAGGCTGAAGTCGGTCATGAGGTTTCCTTAGCTGCTGGATTTCGGGATCAGTACCGGCTCGCCCGAGACCTGGATGCCGATGCTCGACGTCACGACAGCGTTCTGCGCGAAGTCGAAGCTGAAGCTATTCATATAGCCCTCGAAGAGCAGCCAGGAGCGATCTTCCGGTAGGTCGAACTCGTAGTCGCCATCGCTATTCGCGACGGCAGTCGGGATGCTGATGCCATCCGACCAACCCACGGCCCAGTCCAGGCTCACGCCGGCGTTCTTCAGCTCGAGCAGGCGGATATGGACGGCATCCTGCGGGTTAGTGTTGATGCTGAATGTGGCAGTCCCGGGGGTGGCCAGGCCGGCGACGTAGCTGCGAGCTGTCTCGTTCAGACAGGTTGTCTCGATCTGGTCAATGGAGGTATCGATGCCGGAGAGCGACGTGATACAGCCAGCGTTGAGGACCTGATGGGAATCAGGATCGATAAAGAACAGGTCAGTGCCTTGAGCCTTGACCACATTGTTTTTTGCCATGAGTAAATCTCCAGTACTGGACTTGTCCGCTTCACAGCGGTCGGTTGGCTGCCTCCCGGCAGTCGTTTTCCTTGCGCAGGAAACAAAAAGCCCCGGCATGGGCCAGGGCTTGGGATTTGGTGCGCCCTGTCGCAACGTCTCTCGACGTGACTAAGGGCGGCTTTGGAAGGCGCGTCTCTCGACGAGGCCTGCTAACGAGGTTCTATCCAGCTCACGTCGAAGCTGGATCGGTAATTCTTGGTGTCAGGGTCAATGGATTCGCCGTTGTAACTAACCACATGAGCATCCAGTTCAATGGAATATTCAATGGCATCAGCCACCTGCCGCGCAGAGGTTGCAGATGTGGCATAGACATCGATCTGGATACGAAATCTAGCGCCTCCCGGCCTGCATGAGAGAGTGTTGTAGGGAACCCCACCGACTGCCAGCTGCCATACGGCATATGGCTTCGCAACGCCATGTAGGGCCTGACCAAATGGGTAGAACCGAACTGGAGATGTACCAAGAAGCGCAGTCACTCCAGGGTCGGCGGCCACCTTTGCGAAGATCGGCGGATACATCAGTACTCTCCAAGTTTGATCAGCTGATATCGGGCTGAACTGATGAACTCGCGGAAGACAGCTTCACGATTCTGCTCAAGTGCCGGTCGAACGAATGGGTGTGCAGCAGAATGCTCAGTACCAAGCTCAACCCCAATGTCATCAACTTTGGAAATTATCCATA